ATTTTTGATAAAGATTGTTATGTTTGTGTAGATGGTGCGAATTCATGCAGTAGCGCATACTTTTATTTAACTGATCGTACCAAGCGTCGTTTAAAAGTTTGTGACAAGCCCGATGGTTCACACGAATCGTACATCACATTAGGTGTTGCTGATACAGCAATAATCAAAGACAAATGATAGAAGTTAATACACAATATTTACTAGAAATGCTAGCCATGTTAGCACAAGCACTTGGCTTTGTGACTGGCGCTATTATTTGCTTTGCTACTGGTTTGTATCTTGGTTCGTTGGCGAGATGCTTTGTCAATAAATAAAGATATGAAAAACAGATTTATTAACATTCTTGTGCCTGGCGTTTTTCTACCAATGTGTCTAGGCACAGTTTACAATTTCTCCCAATACTCAGCCAATATCATGCAATGTTTCGATATTTCGAAATTTGCTGCAGATATTGGTTTTACTTTGATTATTTTCTGCTTAGGATTTGGCGCTGCAATCTTTGGTAGAATGGTAGAACTCAACCCAAAGCGCATGGCAATTGTTGCATCAATTCTTTTTGTTCTTGGAACGATTGGTTTGAGTATTGCAACTTATACTCAATTTTTGCCACTTTATTACTTATCATGTGCCATCATGGGTACTGGCACAGGTATTGGCTATGTATCGCCAATTAAACAACTGATGTCAAATTTCAGTGACCATAAGGGTCTGGCATCTGGTTTAGCAATTTCTGGCTTTGGTTTGGGTAAGTTTATGGCTGCTCCAATTTACGAATATTTACTGGCCAATGTTTCATTGCCAATGACTTTCCTGTGTTTAGGAGGGTTATTTGCAATTATTCTTGGCCTGACTTCGTGGTTGTTTAAGCCAAATCCGATTTACGTTTCAACGATATATACAGCAATTCCAATTCGAGATTTAATCAACTCAAAATTCTTGTCTCTGAGTTACATTTCAGTTTGGTTAATGTTCTGTGTCAACATTTCTTGTGGCCTTGCAATTATTTCACAAGAAAAAGGATTGTTGCTAAGTCTTGGTTTCACTGATATTGCACTAATTCTTTCGATTACAGCAGTCATGAACATTCTTGGACGATTCAGTTTTAGTGCTCTCTCAGATAAAATCGGTCGAAAAGCTGTATATCACTTCATTTGTTCGTTTGGAATTTTAGCTGCATTATTCTGCTTCACTGGAAATCCGATTATTTCTCTACTTGGAATTTTCCTTTGCGAACTTGCTTATGGTGGTAATTTTTCAAGTCTCCCAACACTCTTGAGTAAGTACTTTGGAGAGTCTTCAGTTTCCACTGTCCATGCTATGACACTTACTGGATGGGGATGCGCTGGTATATTCTCGATCTTACTCGCAAACTTCTTTACAACTGGAACTCTTTTCCTCATTCTTGGCGTGTTATATCTCGTTGGTTTCTTGATGATGGAAATTTTCTTAAAGCAGGTATAACATGTACAAATTATCATTCGATTTTCCATACGGCAAAACTTGGCTAAAATCATTCTTTGTTGATGATAGAGTTTCACATTCGATTCAAATTCCCGAATATACAAGAAACGAATCTGAAGCAAAAATTTACGATGATGAACAACAAGCGATAAATGATGGAAGATTTTACGCTGCTGGCAAATACAATTTTGAAGTCGTAAAAATTTAAGTCCCGCCTATTTATACGCAAGCACCACACGAGATTTATCGTGTGGTTTTTGTTGTCTATAAATAATTACATAAACAGTTCAAACACATGTGATTTTATAAGGGTGTAAATATGTCGGTAAATGAAATTTTAGCAGATACTTTCAACATTGACTTATCCGAAAAACAAGTAGAAGATACTTCTGCTCGTATTCAGGAAATTAAGTCTGATGTCGCAAATCAGAAGTATACTCTTGAAGATAAAGAGTATATTCGTGCTGAATTGCAATCTTTGATTGAATTAAACAGAACAGTGCTAGAAACTTTGGGAGAACAATGTAAACTTGGCGCTCCTCCTAGAATGTATGAAGTATTTAGCACATTGTCTAACTCCGTTGCAGCAAACTTGATGGACTTAGCTAAGCTCAATCAGACTATCACTGATTATCAAGTTAAAGAAACAGATGAAAATTTGCGTGTTGCTACGTTAGATGCTAGACAAAAACAGATCGCGCAACAGTCAAATAATGGTCAAGTACCACAGAGTGTTAACGTGCAAAACAATACGTACAATTTCACATCAAATGAGATGCTTAACATGCTAAAGCAGCTCAATTTGACAAAAGAAGTGACCAACGTAGAAGATTTGCCAAAATTTGATTTGCACTAATATGAAATTTTCAGTTTACTACAGAATATTAAACAGAGATTTATATTTCGACAAATTTTTTGCTAAAGAAAGCAATAAATATAAAAATGATGAAGACAGATCTATTGCGGAGGACATGTATAGAGATTTGTTAGAGGTCATCGTTTCATACATTTTAACGAATAATCGTTTAGCACTCGCTTCTATGCTAACTAAACACAATTCAAAAGTAGCAAAGCGCTTTTTCGATTATTTGACTTGTTCAGATACTGTACACATGAACAGAGTTGCAGTAATCGACAGAATAAACGTATTTTTCGACGAGGTAATTATAAATGAAGACAATTCAGGAATTCTTACAGGAAAATCTGAAACCTGTGAACTTTGATAGTCTATTGGCTGTTGGCAAAGTCTCTTTGACTGAAGCTGACGATCCATTAGCAGGTGGAGATGCAGGTGGAGATCCAATGGGTGGAGCTGACCCTATGGGCGGTGGAGCACCTGCAGCAGACCCAATGGCTGGTGGAGATCCTCTTGCCGGTGGCGATCCTCTTGGTGGTCCTGGCGGAGCTCCAGGTGGTGCACCTGAAGGTGATGCTGGTGTTCAGCCAGAAGGTGATGAAGACGAGGACGAAGAAGAGGAAGACGATCACGAAGATGACCCAGATTGGACTAAGGGTGTCAAAGACACAGATGATGTGACTTTGAAAGACAAGCCAGCTGGTGAATCAATTTACGATGGTGAGTCAGTTCTTAAAGCAATCAATGCTGTTCAAGCTGCAAAAGCACCAGAAGAATTGAAGAGTATGGATGCTGTTAAGAAAGCACTTGAATTGATCGTCAATGGAAAGAAATTGAAGATCGAAGATGTGTCATTCGAAGATCCAGATGACGCAATGGAATTGATTTCTGACATTGAAGAACACCTTGACATCAAACTAAAGAACTATATCGACTTGAAGATTAAACAACCTATTATTGCTTATAGAGATCAGAATAAAGCAGAAATTGCAAAGATGGCTGCTGACAATGATAAGGCACGCGATACTATCGATGCTATGAATAAGCAAGAAAAGTAAAATATGCAATTAGCAGTTAATCAGTTCTACAAGTATCAACCAGCATCAAAATGGGCGTTCGATGTAAATTTCTCGAACCCCATGTTGACGTGTAAAACTAAGACACAGACTGGTGCAATGTTCAGTCTAAGATCTTCTAATACGTTCACTGAAAAAGATCTTCAGCGTATTAGCCAATCTGTCGTGTCAATTACACAGCCAAAATACGATATTGAAGCATACACAAATACGTATGGTAATTTCGATTTCGTAATTCCTATTTACGATGTTAATAACATTCGTTTAACTGTTACGTTTGAAGATACTGATGACTGTTTAATTTCGTATAAATTTCTTACTTCTTTGATGGGTGGTTCTAAAGGTGATTCTGGTATTCCAGCATGGTTGAACGTTCATGAAACTATTTTGATAACAATTACAGAATATAACACATATTTGTACGATATTGAACGTCCCAACACAAATGAAGCACAAAGACGTAACTGGAATAATACGACTGTTAAATCGTATTTCTGTAAAATGATTGACTATACAGAGCCGAATTATAACAGAGCTGGTGAAGATCCAACTGCTACGACTATGACTATTACGTTCTTAGCTGTTCCTGCACAACCTGCAATTGTAAATGACAATCCAATATTTACAAATGGTGTCGAAGAAGTTGACGTTAAGAAAGAAATTAAAGAAACACTGAACGCTGTTGGAAAAGTATTCGAAACACTTGGATATTCATTCAAATCTCTGGCATTTGGCTGGATGAAAGCTAAAAACGTTAATTTGAAAGATGTATTCAACGACATGATGTCATATTTTGGCAATGTTTCATCACTCACATATTCACAAATCGAACAATGGTACAAGAATAACGCGCTTGTTAGTGGCAAAACAGGTATTAGTCAGTGTGCTCGTGGACCTAACTTATTATTCCAGTTGTATCAATACATTGAATCTGGTGAAGCAGCTGATGGTAAAGATAGACCTTATGTATCTGTTAGGGATGCGGCAATATTCGGTAAAGGTACTGGTACTACTGAACTCGTAACTAGTAAGTTTACTGATGTGTCTGGTAACTATCAACAAAAGAATTTCACTAATCCTGATGAATTTAATACGTATGTTAAAGAAAGACTACAGCCTGGACAATACATAACATTTTCATACACGAAAGCTGATGGTTCGCCAAGTCAACATATCGTATTTAGAACATTCGACAATGAAGCTGGTCAAGGTCAGATTTATTGGTCTGACTTTAGACAAGGCACTGCTACAGCAATGCACTCGGGCACTAATTTCAGAATTATCGATTCATACGAAGTTCAAGATTCTGTGATTGACGGTAGTAAACTTAAAGTAAAAACAGCAACAACAGAACCACAACAGCAAACACAAGAAGCTCCAAAAGTCGCTGGTGAACCTGTTAAAGGAGCACAGCCTGGCGCATTAACTATAGATGAAGTAATGAACGATCCATACATGCAAGCATTAAGAAACACATAAATATTGTATGGCTGATTATGTTCTAGATCGTGCAACGTATACTGAAGACGATGAAGGAAATCGTCGTTTAAGTATAACTAGAAATTATAGTACTGATGACGTAACTGAGGAAACAGATGCTGAAGGTAATAAGCTAAATGTTTCTCATACTGTAGATGTCACTAAAATTATTTCATCTACTGTTGCAGATGAATATAATACTACTATGACTAACGACCTCATCACCTTTGGTGATGTTGGTGTTAGTACATCGACAGAAGTATCATTCGCAGATAAAGATAAAAAAGCTGCAATGATTGCTAAAATAGAAAGTGCTACAAATGAAGGTGAACTTGCAACAGCATTGAAAGCTGTTACAGATTCGTATAATTCTACAACAGACAATATTGGTAAAAAAGGATACGAAGAAGCACTACGTGTAGCTGCAGCTAAAAAACAAAGTTTTGAAGCTGGTGCAAATGATGAAGTACAAGCTGGTAATGCTACAAACGTAAATGGAAACGCATACGATCATCGTGACGCAGATAGTGCTGGTGATAATAGAACGATGGATGTCGTTGATGGTAATTCAAATCAGAAAAATCCATCAGGTGTTCACGATGATACAGTAGAATCTTCTGTCGCCAATGGCCAAGGTGGTCATGGCGATGAAGATGGTGAAGGTCATGCTGGTCAAGGTGATGGCCAGGGCATGGGTAATGGCACTGGCAATGGTGTACACGGCGGTGATGGTGCTATTGCTACTTCTGTTGGTGGTGGATTTAATTCTAACGGCGCACCAATTCAGACTGCTCCAATTACACAAACAGATAATTCTAAAGATGCTGAAGCAATAGCATCGTACTTGTCAAAGATTAACGATGATGTGCCAATTAACCACATCTTCCACAATAGTTTTTATCAAAACGATCCTGTTGCACACTGGTCGTTTTCAATTGACTTTATTCCGTCTGTCAAATTACAGAATAGCAATATAAATTTGTATGCAAATGGACAAACACTGACTAAAGCCGTAATCGCTGCTAGTGTTCCCGACAGAAACGTTAAATCAACAGTTTCTCATTACAAAGGTATGACGATTGAACTTCCAGCAAGAGCAAAAACTGCTGGAACTTTAGCAATGAGATTTGCTGAAAATGAAGAATTTGAAGTATCAACGATTCTAAATCAGTTGTATCAATTCGCTAGAAGTGATACTTACTTTGAAAGAATTGACAACATACTTGAAAATTTGAGTAGTGAAGAAGAAATTGTAAAATATACACAATTGCTAAGAGCGTATAGACAGGCTATTCCCGATAGTGGTCATTTGTACAACATTCTCGTAAAAATGTATAAGATGAAAGATGCACAAGCATTTAGTGAAGACAATGAAAGTGTTCCTTCGTTTGTGTATTTCTTTGTTGGCTGTGATTTACAAACTGTAGATAAAATCGACTTTGATTACGACAATGATAAACCTATCGATGTCAGCTGTGTTTGGTTATATCAGTATTTTGAAGAATTAACTTACGATGAATATAAGCAGCGTTATGGTGCTGGTGCACAGCCTGTTTCTACAGATTACAATCCAAATGGAAAAGTAGATGCAATGCTTGAATCGATGGAAGGCAATCCAAATGCTCACAAAGAAGCCGTAGAGTACTCATGGAATGAAGATATTAAACGTGATAATTTGAGCATGATGGCGGATGAGCATTGGGAAGAGCGTATGGAATTAGCAGCAATGGAAGATTTAGAGTAAATATAATATGGAAGCATACGATCGCGTAAAACAAGAAAAAATTCAAGCACCCGGACCAGGGAAAACTGCCGGAGGTTATGTTGACTCATACAAGCAGAAAGATGGTAGTTTTAAGTATAAATTGACCATAGACTTGGGCAATGGTCCAAGAACATACGATATTCAATCAGACTCTGCCAATAAAATAGCGCGCGCATGGGGTACTGACATCATTGACATGGGTGGCAGTAATGAAAGAATTCCATTGAGCATGAATGCTGTTGCAGAAATTGGTAATCAAATTTACGATGGTATTGAATTTAAAGCTATCACTTACGATCCAAATTCGCATAAAACTGGCGCTGTTAATAAAAATGAAGATGGCTCTACATATACAGTTAATTTGTTAGATAAGCCAACTGTGACCGATTGGGAAACTAGTCTTCCAACAGATAGAAAACAAGGCAAAGTCACTACTGGTCCAAAATCAAGTAAGGGCGTAAAGCCAAATGACACAGGTAAGGGTGGTACTGGTACTGCAAAAGACAAAGGTGCTTCTACTGAAGGAACAGGAGAAGGTGCCAATTTCCATATTGGCGGTTCTGGTTTAGGCAACGGCGAAGGCAACGGCTACGGTGAAGGTAATGGCAATGGTGATGCAATTGTATCAAGATCGAATAACAATGTTAAACAGGCTACTGTACAAATTGACGCTGGTGTCACTTTAGATGATAAAAAAGCTGCTGTCGAGTATGCTAGTAGCATGACCAATGGTGCAATAAATCACATTTTCCATAACGACTATTATAGAAAAGAAGCTGTTCCTGCATGGGCATTCTCTGTCGATTTTGTGCCATTGTGCATGAAAGATAAACGTTTTGCAAAAATGTTCACTTTTGAAGATTCGAAAACACTATCAAAAGCTGTATTGAACATTACTGCGAATGAGAAAACTATCAATACACAGTCAATTAACTATCTTGGTTTGCAGCACCCTTTCTTCACCAAATTGGCTCAAAGTCATGGTGATTTAAAGATTACGTTCGCAGAAGACGAATTATTCAGTATTTCAGTAATTCTGAAAAACGTGATGAAATACGCAAGTTTCTTGCCTAATTTTCCTACAAATAAAGTGTATGAATTGAAAGATAGCTGGACTGGTGAAATTATAGCACATAATGCAAGTGATACAGTTGCGCCCAGATATCGTTTAAATGCCACAAATCTAAAAATATCCGACGAAAATACTGAAGCACTTGTGCATGATTACAAGTTCGTATTCGATATTCTTTTGAAAATGTATAGAGCAGGAGATACTCACCTCTTTGCAGATGAAGCTGCTCCTCCAGGATTCGTGTATCATTTCCACAAATGCTGGTTGAAAAATGTCAGTGGTATCGAACTCAATTATGATGACGATAAACCAATTGATAGACCAGTTATATTCAGCTATCAATACATGTCTGGAGCTCCATATAGCGAATTCTTAACACGCAATAGAGTAATTTCTGATAAAGAACGTCTCGATGAAGCTTATGATGAAGCAGCACAGCAAATCGCAGATGCAGCATCTCAAGCTGTTATGGAAGCGAAGGAATATTCAAAGAATTCGCCATCATCATTTACTGACAATGGCGAACCCGTAAGTACTCAGCTAAATGATTTCCTCACTGATGTTAGAGGTAATCAGAAATTAAAGTATTTGTTCGGAGACAAATAATTAGTTTGGCGTGTGGTCAATTGTCGACCAATACCAGTTATCGTATGTAGACTGAATCGATACTGTTAATTTTCCATCAGATTCATAGTTCATTTCGTCGGCGTTAATGTCAACAAAGTGTACGTTTTGCAATACGATCTGTTTTTGAATTGCATTTGAAGCGTCTGACGACAATAATGAAATTTCAACAGCATTAAATCTTCTAAATGAATCAAGATACACTCTTGGTCTTAATTGTGAACCTTCATTCAAGTTGAATGATTTCATACTGTAAATGTCATATAGTGGATTGAACAACGGATGCACGTTAAATTTCATGTTGAAATTACCATGCATGTTTCTACCAGTGTTATATGAACGTCTAGAGTTCATAAAATTTCTTACAGAAACTGTATCTTTGATTGTTGGAAGACTAATCGAGATAATTTCGTCTGGAAGAATTTCCAAAGCTATATCTTCTTCGTGCACTTCTGAAGTTGCTAAACCGTAGTGACCATTACGTTCAAGAAAGAAACGTACACCAAAACGCCACGTTGTATGTGGATTTATCAACGATGTGACTTGCTGATAGTGTACTTTTGGTCCATTAAATTCTGCCATATTTCCTCATTAAATCGTATTAAATTCGTCAACGTTACTATTAGCAGATGTTGCAGTAGTATCGTTCTGAAGTGTGTTAACTTGTGTAATGTTATTACGAGTTTCCAAAATAAGATTTTCAATACCGTCTTTTGTTGGATTGTATTGTTTTTCGTATGTTTCGAACGAAAATGTCAATTTGTATGTTGGTAAATCATCTTTCGAGTAATCTAATTCGTAAACATCATAATTTATCAATCTGCAAAGGCCAAAAGCGTAACGAAGAACTGGTTTGTGCAAATCGTTACTTAAAACGTCTATTGCAATTACGTCAATCCAACCATTATCGACGTATTGCATATTTTCGGCTCCACCATTCTTGATATTTCTTCTAATTATCAATTTTAGCAAATTTTCAATTGTGTGGTCTTTTGTTTCTGCGATTGTCAATGTAAAGTTTGGCTTTGCTTCGTAATCTGGCAAGATCGCTTTATATACCAAATTGCCATATTTGTGAGATTCAACTTTATACTTGTAAGAGGGCAATTTTACGTCAATGCAAGACATCAATTCTACGAATCTGTCATCAGTATAAACTGTAGTAGAATCAACAGCGTTAAATTCTGCACCAATATTGCCCCATGGGTCCCAAACGTCTGTATTTGCGGGCTTGTTTCGTTTATTATTGTCAGTACGCTGGCGCAAGTTAGTTATGTAAACCACATAACTATCTGATAATTTTACAGTCTTTGTATTATAATAATTACCCAAATTCATTTCTATTATTTATGACCATTCATAAATAAAATAAAGTATGGAGATTTACTATGAAATTTAACGAATATGTTGAAAAAGAACTGAAAGAATCAGTTTCTTTGAACGAAAATATTCAAGATTATGGCTATACTACATACTGCAAAGCAAATGAACCATTTGTAGCAAAACACCGTCATGAATATTACGTCAATTCTTACGGATTTGGCTGGACTGGTGCTGCTTCTGACGGTAATGCACACATTCACCAGATTATCGACTTTAAGGTCGTTACTGACGGTGATGGTCATACTCACGATCTCGAAAAGCCAGTTAAGCACGGTTCTGATGCAGTAGAAGGTATCGATCCAACACGTACTCTTATCGATCCTATGAAGGGTAGCAGAGACTAATAATGGCATCGCATTTTGCAACTGAATTTGCAAAAATATTCAGTACAACGGGTTGTACTATCGAAGGATACGACTGGAATCAGCCGCATTATTTCGACCCGAATGCAGAATGCTATGCTGCTGAAACTGCTTTAATGAGTGAACTTACTTCTGAGGCCTACAATAAATTTGGGTTTACAGTAGAGTATTACATTAAGCAGATTTCAACAAAACGTGATAAGATTTACGGTGAAGATGCTCTCGAGAACATAGTTCGTAGATTTAAACTTTCTGTTTACACAGCAGAAATTCCACAGTCAGAAAAACATTATTTACTGCAAGGAATGACATATACAGATGTCGTTCATTTGCAGTGTTCTATTCAGCATTTTAAGGAAGCATCAGTAAGAAATTTCTTGAATGATGCGCCAGAATTTGACGAATATTACCCAAAAATTGGTGATTTGATGTATTTTCCGTGGAATAAAACCTTCTACGAGATCATAAATGTTAAAACTTTTTCGGATGGCTCTTCTTTCCTATCTGTTCCTATTACTTTTGAGTTTATTTTGAAAGTATGGAAACCAAGTCATGAAGATGTCGATATTATGAACAAAAATGATGACGAGATGAGCGAAGTCACTTCTCTTGCATCTCTTGGTGAAGTATTCGACATGGACTTAAATGGTCAAAAATACGTAGTAGCTGACCACGTTGATAAGGAAAAGAAAGTTCCATTTTCGACTTCTGGTGATATTTTGTCTATAAATAATTCATTGAATGGACTAGACAAAGGACTTTCCAGAGAAAAGAGCATTAACGAACCTATTTATAAAAATAGTGATCTAGACGATGCTATTTTCAATCCGTTTGAAAATTAAGTGTAATAAATATAGAAATAGGAGATATTAAATTATGCCAACATTTCATCAGTTTCTAAAAGAAAATAACTTCGACTCTGAAGTATTTGATGATGAATTAGAACAGTCTGAATACACTAATGCACACAACGATGTGTATAACGTAATCAAGTCTTACTTTGACAAGACAAGTAAGAACGGTAAGAAAGCAATGCACGATCTTGGTGCTGACATTGCAAAGGCTTACGCAAAGTATCTTTCTGAAGAATTCATCGACGAAGAAGCATTCAAGAACGATGATGTTAAGCTAACTTATATGAAGTCAGTTCGTGATAAGGTCGAAGAAGCACTCACTGAAAAGTTGACCGACTTCTTTGAACAAGCAGGACAGACTGCAGACGAAATTCGCTTAACACTTCCAATTAAGTAATAGAGGACTAAATGCCATATCCACCAATGCCACCTTCTCCGTTTCCTCCGTATCGCCACTGGTATACGGATGTTGAACCAGCGTATGAAAAACCGGCAGAGTGTGAATGTCATTTTCCTCCAATGCCAGATAACTGTGTTTGTGTTACTGAAGAAGATGCAGAAAACTGGAATGGCGCTTACAATGTCATTTCAGCTGTTTCTGCTGGTCTTGATATTCAAGCCATCACTAGTGCAGCACAGCTGCTGACGAGTGCAGATTTCTGGAATCAAACTTACACAGAAGTTTCATCAAATTCTGCTTTGTGGAATACTTTACCAGCAGTTTCTGGAGAATTAAAAACATCTGCATTAAGTGCCCTATGGTTAATTGACAAATATTCGCTCAAAAATGGTATTTGGCACGATGATACATTATCGGGTGATGGTGTACATTCTCCATTAACAGTTGCATATTCTGAAAGATTCGACCAACTTTACAATCAATTCTTAATGCTAACTGCGAATTT